TTTTTCAGTAATGATCCAAAATTATGGGTAGTGTGGCATCAAGAGTACGGACTACAAGCATTAAAAGAGATGTCTCAGAAGTACGGGAATGTCTTATTACCTCACGCTGAGATTGAGGAAGTAACTAACTTAGCGGCCGTTACCAGGAGTTACTCAAAGGAGTTCGGAACTAAGTACCATGCCCTTGGATGTGCTAAGCCAGACAATCTGAGACAGATACCATTTGTTACTGCCAGCACATTGTCATGGCTATCGCCCATGAGAAGAGGCGAAACTATTATCTGGGATGGAACTAAGTTAGTTCGTTATCCAAAGAGAATGAAGGATCAAGCCAGACCTCGTTACAAGGCAATTGTGGAGAAGGCTGGGTTAGACTATTTAGCGTTTGTACAAGATAGTGCGGTGGAATCAACTAAGGTTGCAGTCTGGTCATACAAGCGATTAGAGGAATCAATGGACAAGAAAAGCCCAAACTTTCACATCATAGAAGGTGGTAAAGGGGAGAAATTATCTGATAACAGTGATGAATTGTTAACAGGTCTTATGGGATTTGAGATCCCGTCATCTGATAACAGTGATATAGAAGTGCGGAAAGTTTCTGCCAATGAGGTGGTTCAAAGAGATCCTTCAGAGGTTCAAAATTTACCTGTCTTTGGGTATAAGATGAAGACAATAGTTGAAACTGATGAAGAAGGAAAGGATGTTCTTAAAGATGTTCCAATCATTAATAACCAACACTCGTCACTTCGCCAATGCAATACCTGCTTTGTTGCCTCGAATTGTCCTGCTTTCAAGCCTGATAATAATTGTGCTTTCAACCTTCCTGTTGAAGTAAAGACTAAAGATCAACTAAAGGCTTTACTTAACGCAATCATTGAAATGCAAGGCCAAAGAGTGGCTTTTATGCGTTTTGCAGAAGAAATGAATGGCGGATATGCTGATCCCAATGTATCTCAAGAAATTGATCGTTTGTTTAAACTGGTTGGTAATTTAAAAGAGTTAGAAGAAAATCGAGAGTTTGTTCGTATTACAGCAGAGCGTCAAAGTTCTGGTGGAGTTCTTTCTGCAATCTTTGGAGATAGAGCACAAGCACTTCGAGAACTTCCTGATACTTTGAAAGAAGATACTGTAACAAAAATTATTCAACAATCAATAGAAGAATAGTTATCTGATAACAGCGGGTGGAGAGCAGTGGATCATAGTGGAGACAACTTTACCCTTTTGTCCTTGCTCTAAGTAATAAAAGAAGTTAACACATATGTGATAGGTTAAGACCCGTCACAATACGCATTCCCATCGAGGGGTATTTGCATTCAATTAGAAATGGTAGGGGTCCATGAGTCTTTTCTCTTTTAAGTTAGCCGAAGAATTTGTTACACCATACAGAGCAAAGAAAGCGCCATTTGGTTATCAAGATGCAGCGGGAAATTCTGTAGGAGAAATTACTTTTCTTAGAACCTATTCACGACTTAAGCCAGATGGTACTAAAGAGACATGGGTAGATGTCTGTGAGAGAGTCATTAACGGAATGTACTCCCTACAAAAAGATCATGCTAAAACTAATCGCCTTCCATGGTCAGATGCCAAGGCAGCCTCTTCAGCCAAAGAGGCATTTGATCGTTTATGGAACTTGAAGTGGACACCACCTGGTCGTGGTCTATGGGTAATGGGAACTTCCATTGTTAATTCCCAACGTAACTCCGCAGCCTTACAAAACTGTGCTTTCGTATCTACCGCCTCCATGACTAAGACTGACCCAGCCAAGCCTTTTGCATTTTTGATGGAGGCTAGTATGCTTGGAGTTGGAGTTGGCTTCGACGATAAGGGCGCCGATAAAGACTTCACAATTTATGCACCACAAGAGGGGGAAATATATGTCATTCCAGATACCAGAGAGGGCTGGGTCGAATCAACATCAGTCTTACTTAATGCTTACTTACGCCCAGACTCTAAGGCTCCTGCCTTCGACTATTCGCTTATCCGTAAAGCGGGCGAACCAATTAAAACTTTTGGAGGAACAGCAGCAGGTCCAGAACCTCTCATTAAGTTACATCATTACATTGATGGAATCTTCAAGCAACGTGCTGGTGAGAAACTTACCCGCACTGATATCGCTGATATTGGGAATCTCATTGGGGTTTGTGTTGTATCTGGTAATGTTCGGCGGTCTGCTGAATTACTTATTGGTCGAATTGATGATCCTAATTTCTTAAATTTAAAAAACCCTGAAGCATTTCCAGAGCGTAACTCTTATGATCCAACAAAACCTGGTTGGGCATGGATGTCAAACAACTCTGTATCAGTTAATGTAGGAGATAATTTAGATACAATAATTGATGGTATTGCTCGTAATGGTGAGCCAGGAGTTGTCTGGATGGATATCTCTAGGAAGTATGGCCGATTGGCTGATCCTGAGAACAATAAAGATTGGCGCATTATGGGATACAACCCATGTGCTGAACAATCATTAGAGTCATATGAATGTTGTACCTTAGTTGAAACTTATCTTAATCGTCACGAAGATATAGATGATTTTAAAAGAACTTTGAAGTTTGCTTATCTATATGCAAAGACTGTAACTCTGCTTCCTACTCATTGGGAAGAAACTAACGCAATCATGCAACGTAATCGTCGCATTGGAACTTCTGTATCAGGTGTAGCAAATTTTGCCGATAATAAAAGTCTTCCAACTCTTCGTCAATGGATGGATGAAGGATATAAAGTAATTAAAACTTATGACAATACCTATTCAGAGTGGTTAGGTATTCGTGAGTCTATAAAGATGACTACAGTTAAACCAAGTGGAACAGTTAGCATCTTGGCAGGTGAATCACCTGGCGTTCACTGGACTGTTGGTGGCGAATACTTTAATCGTGCTATTCGTTTTGCTAATTCTGATCCAATGCTTCCTTTGTTTAAGTTGGCTAACTATCGAGTAGAACCAGCAAGTGAATCTCCTGATACAACTTCCGTTGTTTTCTTTCCAATTAAATCAAAGGCTAAACGTTCTGAAAAAGATGTAAGTATTTATGAAAAGATGGCACTTGCTGCTACTGCACAAAGATACTGGTCAGACAATTCTGTATCTGTAACTATTTCTTTTGATCCAGAAAAAGAAGCCTCGGCTATTGGTACGGCTTTGCATATGTACGATGGACAACTTAAGACCGTGTCCTTTTTACCTTCTGGTAATGCTACGTATCCTCAGATGCCTTATACCCAAATCACTGCTGAAGAATATGAAACAGAAGGAACTATGAAACTATTTCCCATTGATTTGTCTGGTGTTTACGCTGGCATGGCTGCTGATGCTATTGGTGAGGCTTACTGCACAACTGATGCTTGCGAAGTTAGGCTAATTAAAGACAATCAATAATATTTTGGTACGGCTTTGCCTTTTGCTTATGCTTTGCTCTGCTTTGCTGTTGCTTTGCAATATGCTGTCTGGTGAATCTTTACTTTATCTTCAATTTTTAATAAAGGTCTAATGTCTCTATTATCTTTAAGGACTACCTTTGTTATGGCTTTTTCACATTCAGGACAGACTAATACCAAACACTCTGTTGTTGTATGATCTTTTCTCCAACCTAAATGAATTAACTTATCCCAAAACAATTCTTCGGTATATGGAATTAAATTTAATTCTTCTTGATAATAATTTTTATATTGGTTTTGCTTATGCTTTATATAACCCTGATTTAAGTCGTCATAGCGATCTACAAACTGTTTTTCATTCATATTCGCCCCTAACTAATTAACTAACTTTTCCTGGCTGCCAGGTAAGTTAGTTCTGAGATAGCCCCACCATTTCTGATGGGGCTTCTCCTATTGCTTTGCTTTACTTTGCTTCTGCTATGGCTTCTGCTATTGCTTTGCTTTTACTGTAAGGAACTTATCCATTAACTGTTCAGTCTTTGGGGTAATTCCATGCCAAGCATTCCAATTTTTGCCACCATCACTCATGTAATAAGCGATAGTCGCATTAACCACAGGGTTGAGCAGTTCGGCATTAGATTTTAATCCAAACTTATCTCTACGAGATTGACCTAACTCTCCAAGCATATTTATTTGAAACATGCCCCACGAGTTATCGCCTGTGTCTATATTTCCATTGTGAGCGAGAGGTCGCCCATTACTTTCTTTCTTAGCAACTGCCCATGCTTCTTGAAGGTCTTTGCCTTTGAAGCCTACGGCTTGTAGCAACTCGACCAATTCAGTATCGGTCAAAGTATTAGCATTCTGATACTTTTTCAAAGTTGCTTCTCTCTTTGTTTCTTGAACTACTAAGGCTTCGGCTTTGGTTGGGGCAAATGCTTCGGTTGTTCCAAAGGTTATTAACCCACCACACGCTAGAAGTATTACTACTCCACCAATCCCTAGTGCTTTTGCTCTTGCTATTGCTTTGCTTTTTCGTTCTATCATTACCTTTGCTGATGCTTTTGCTATTGCTTTGACATCTGCTTCGGCTTTGTTCATTATCTTGTTGTTCATCATCACTCCAAATAGCCATTGGCACTTTCAGATGCCTTTGACTGGTGTGAACGAAGGCGGTGTAAATACCGCTCTGTCGTCTTGATCGATTGATGCCCTAATCGCTCTTTTACTTCATGAACATCTATGCCGTTTTTTAATAACTGCGTAGCGTTGGCATGTCGTAAATCGTGAGTTCTAGGAAACCAGCCGATTGCGGACTTGGCTATTGCTTTGTTCCATGTTGTTCTCCATACATCACGAGGCATGTGGCTCATATTGTTGATGAAACTCCCTTGCTCTTGCTTTTGCTGATGCTTCTGCTTTGCCTTACGGCTTCGGCTTCCTACCTGCTTTGCTTCTGCTAGTGCTTCTGCTTGGGCTTTGGCTTTGCGGTAGTTTCCTACTGCTTGCCTACACCCTTCGCATCTACAACCCCCATGTGTATAGGAGTAGAGAGTTCCATGCTGGAACTGTTTTCCGCCCTTCTCGAATGGTCGAGGGGGCTTTGCGCCTTGTGAACCTTTAAGTTTACTCTCCGTTAATAGTATTGTTCTTGGAAACATGAGGTCATCTTTTGCTATGCCTTTTGCTAGGACATACGCTTTTAATTGCTGTAATAGGGCTTTACTTACTACTAAACTTCGCTTTTGCCCCGACTTTGTGGCATCTACAACTAGAAATCGCTCACCTTTGTTATACGCTTTGCCTAGATCACTAACTCGCCTTTGAATAAATATCTCGCCAGTTTTGAAGTTAATGTCTTTTGCTCTTACTTCTGTGGCTTCCCCATAGCGACACCCACTTGCTACTAGGAACTGGGCAAATAACTTCGCACCTTCGGTTGGTAGGTGTTTCACGATCTCTTTGAACTCGTCAGGCTCTAATACATTGGAAATATCGGCATGATTAATTTTGATCTTAATTCCATGAGTAGGATTAATTTCCATTTTTCCAGCACTAACTAACTTAGAAAACATAGAGCCAAGAGAAGCCTTAACTTGATTGAGCGTTGCGGGCTTAACGCCACTTAATTTGAGATCATCAATTAACTTAACTAACTCTGAAGGCTTCAGGGAAGTTAGTTCCCGATCTCCTATAACTGGAATTACAAATCTAGTTAAGACCGATTTATAGCCCTTCTTTGTGATCGGCATGAGGTCAGATACCGCCAGCCATTGATCTACATAATCGCCCACCTTCAAATTAGCCTTTGAAGGGGCAATAGAGCCATGTTTCTCACCCTGTATGGCGTGATACATGGCTTCGGTTTCATTAGCCCATGTGCCAGCCGATAAACGCCTATTTCCAAGCCTGTAATAGCCAGTAAATCTGCCGTTGCGCTTAATCACATACGCCATATCAGCCCCCTATGCTCTACTGGCGAGTAATGTTACTGGTGGGTAATGTTACTGGTCAGTAGGTTCTTGGTCAAAAAATAGCCCCTAATCCAATTTGGATTGGGGGCTGAACTATTGGCTACATAGGGAATTAGGCGGTCAGGCTTGGAACTAACTCGGTGGAACACCAGACAAGTTAGTCATTGGGAAGTTTTGAGCGTGAACTAACTTTTCTGGAATTAAATAAAGTTAGTTCATTACCAACTGGCTCGATATATAAACTCTAACTGATCAGAGTTTTCTAACAAGGTAGTAATTAGATCAACTGTATATTCCAGTTGTGAATAATAATAATCACCAAGATCATCACTACCAAAGAAAAATCCAGCAGAAGGTTTAAGTGGATTTTCGTAAGTATCAACTGTAATTTTTTGATCTAAACTATTTAAGTAATCACACAATAAATAAAACACTTTATTGTTTTCAATTTGATATTCACGATTAGGATTTGCCAAAGCCTTAATACAATCACTACGCAAAGTTTCTAATTGCTCTCTGCTTAGGTGTATTTCTTGGCACTCATCAACTCCGTCAGCAACATTATTTATGAACCAGCCATGAATAGCATTTGCCTTGCGCCAGTATCCAACTAATTGTTTAATAAGGATATTCGCAAAATCAGGAGTTGGTAATTGTTCAAGTCCTGCGATTTTTTTAATATCCTTAAACATAATTGGGTGTTCTTTATCAAAAGTATCTGATGAACTTACATACTTCTCGGCATATAAATACATATCTAAACCCATTAATTCATCTCCTTTACAATTTTAATCGCAACATCAATCGCATTAATAGCACCATTGTAGGTTGCGTAATCTGAATTGCCGTCTGCTTCTGTATGTTGTTGTTCTAATCCCCATACTCGGCGTAAATCTAACATTTCTTTAAGTGCTTGATCTTTATTCATTAGTTATTTCCGTTTCTCGATTTGATGCCCATTCTTTTATTGTTTCTGATTTCCAAACTGGAGTTCTCCCCATGTATTTGTCGGGTTTGGGAAGGGTGTTTCGATTTAGATAACTGTGTAGAGTTTCTAACTTCAATCCAGTTATCTTTGCTATATCGGTATTTGTTAGCCATTCGCTCATGTTTGTTTAACAACTTTCTTTTTAGTTTCATTATGTTTAGTTCCCCACTTTGTTGTTTGAGTTTCCGTATCAGCCCATAGATAAGGTAAAAATATAGGCACATTAAATACATAATAATTTGGGTCTTTACGCATTAAATTACTTTGATGCGATTGATGAATTAATTGATCACCAAACCAAAAAGGTAATCCAGTATCAGGAAAAGTTGGGTGTAGTGCTACAAATTGTGGCAACATGGTGTCTTTGTAACCACGATCTATCCACTCTTGGCAGATCGCAATTCCATACTCACACAAAGCCTTCTCATGCCCACGCCACATCTTTGTAGCAGGGTGATTACGCCAACCCTGACTAATACCCATTAATGCCCTGAGTATTTGCCACGCTTCAACTCGTTGCTTACCTAATCGCCTGTAATCAAGAGCCTTAGCAGATTTAACAAAATCAGGATAAGGAACAAATGTATTAACCATTGATACCACTCCTATATTGTTTTCGAATTAAACCTTTGCGTTCAAACTCAGTTAATCCACCCCATATTCCATAATGGATTTTGTTAGATAATGCGAAAGATAAACACTTAGTTTTAATTTCTTGATCGCAATTACCGCAAAGAGTTTTGGCTTTTTCAATACCAGCATTATCAGTTGGATCAGGAAAAAAGATTTCAGGGTCAACTGTTTGGCATGGCGCATCATCAATATCTTGTGGAGTTGGAGTATTAAGTTCAATCGGTTTAATTACTTTTCGGGCTTTAGTAAAAGATACTTGCCCTTTAGGTCTAGTCATTTTCTTGATCTCCTTTGTTTTGAACATGATCAACATACTGTTCCATTACTTTAATTAGATCATCAGGGTCTAAATTAGAAAACTTTAATAACACTTCAATCATGTGTAATAAGCCCCATACCAACATCTCAGGTTCAATATCTTGATCAGCAATTAAAGTATTTAAGTGTTCATTGGCTAAATACTCTTTAATTTCTTGGGGCAAACTATCTTGACGATCTTGGTCAACCTTAAATCCACGAACAATTTTAATAAACTCGTTCGCAAAATTAATAGATTTAATTAAATCGGATTGTTCTTGGTTCATTGGTTCTCCTTTGTAGTAAATAATTCATTTAAGTAATCGTATTGAGGCAATCCATTATTGTTTTGATGCCCAGTATTATCACCGCAATCAACACATTGACCCACTACTGGAACTTCACAACCGCACTCACAATTACATATAGGTTCGGTATCAAATGTTTCATCAAATAAACTTTCATCAAGTAAATCATCAAACATTTTTGCTCTCCTTTAATTGATTTAGATATTCCGCTTCTATCTTTCTAATTTGTATTCTTGAAGTTCCAAACATGCGAGCAACTTCCGATAAAGATTTTTGATACGCAATTCTTTGATGAACTATTTTTTTCTTTTCATTTTCATTAAACATTAATTACTCCAATCTATTAGGAGTTGAATAGGCGCAGATACGGCTCGTTTTATTATCCAAAGCAAGTTAAGGACATAAAAGTCTTGACCGCCCTTCACAAGTGAAAGGAGTGGGGAATGAAAACAAAACCCCAGTAAGTTCTTGTGTTAACGCCTACCCAACAATTTTAAGTTATCGAGAGAGTGATCTTTTTTGTGCTTCTACGCAGTTATAGCAAAACCAAAGAATGTCCTGAGAGTAATTATCAGTAATTGTTTTGCCATTCTCTCGAACACCTTGTTGACCGCATTGATCACATAAATCTAATTCGTGATCTTTAACTCGTCTAACTATTTCTACATAACCCATTTATTTACCCCCAAAAAAACATTGATCAATAGTTCCCCAGCAATAATGATCACCAACCCAGTTAATATGTGTTGCTAAGTAATAAGTTCCAACTGCTAACGCACTCCAAAATAGAATACGAACCGCAGTTCGAACTTTGTAATAAGTTTTTGATCTCATTTATTTACTCCGTTCTAAATGTAATTGGTATCTCCAACTATTTTGTTCCTGATGAGTTTTAATTCGGTGGCAACTGGAACACCTAACAACGCACTTTTTAATTTCTGATTTAATTAATTTAGAAAGTTTGTTGCTACCAAGCGCAGTTCCGATATTAAACTTTTTACTATGTAAATGATCAAACTCCAAAGCCAACACATTACTTTCACCACAATCAATACAAGGATTTTGTAATAAATAATTAAATACAAACTCTCTTACTTCTTTGTGGTTAGTTTTGTGTTTTTCCGCTTGTCTAATGGACACACAAGGCTTACAAGCCCCTTCATAGCCCTTATTACCGCTTGCGTGAGTTTTAGGCTGAAAGCGTGATAGTAATTTGATCTTGCGACAATAACTACAACGCTTTCTACCCTTAGCAAGTAGATTTAATTTTTCTGCTTTGCGTTTTGTTGAACCTTTACGCATTAGGGCAAAGCAAGATTTACACCTTGCCCTAACTTTGTATTGTCCGTCTAAGTGTTTATTAAACCGATTAAGTGGTAAAGCAGTAAAGCAACCAATACACACTTTAGTTTGTTTTGATTTAGTTATGGATTTTTTGGTAGCCACAAACTATCCAATCTAAGTGTTTTATATTTAAGATCACTATGGTTTGACGGAGTTAAATAACCAACATTAAATCGGCTACCAGTTGTAGATACGATCTTGCCTTTACGCAAACGCCCATGCGCTTGAATAAACACCTGATCTCCAACATTAATGTTGTATGGATTTTTTGTATCGTATGAACTAACTCGTTCATCAGCGATAGAAATTAATTCATCTCTCACATCTACAATTTGTGAAAGTAAATCTAATTTCTTTTGGCATTTTTTAATAACTTTATTTGGGTCAGTATCACCACCATAAATATAAAGCGTGGCAAGTTCACCTAACCAATTTAAGTTTTGTTTTGTATCGCCAACGCCACCGATTTCGTAAGCAATACCTTCGTAGTGAACAAAAGATTTAACATCATTTGCGTATCCACCAATTTCATTATCAGCCAAATAGTTATCAGTTGTATTTCCATTTAAGTCCAAAACTGATCTGAACTCATAATTAAACCCAACAATTATTAGTTGAAAACTTTTGTAAGTTTGTTCATCAAAAGTTATATCAATTAACTTCTGTTCAGTTAATACATCAAACTTATTGCGAGTGTGTGGTTGCCAAATTGAAGTGCTGGTATCTCCAACACTCCAATAGCCGTCTTTATTATTGAACTTAGTTTTTAATCGTTCAAGATAAAAACTATCTTTAGTTTGTGTAGTCATTAACCCACCAAATCTTTCGCTTCAAGAACTTTCTCGATTAGTATGGACATAGTTTTGAGATCAATACTCATCTCAGATACTTCAATGTAGTTATCTCCAATTCTGCGATTGCGTTGGTCAACTGTTATGTGATTAGCACGATCACCAAGAATTGTTTTAAGAGATGCGATTAAAGAAGCAGAAACTCTTTCGTGGTATTCCCTTGCTTCACGCTGTTTGCGTTCACGCTCTTTCTGTTCTGCTTCTTGCTTTTGGCGTTCCAGTAATTCTTGTTGCTCTCTTTGCGCCCACTTTGGTTCAAGAGTTGCGTATTCAGCAACAATGTCTTGTGGTCTAGCCAACCAAAAAACAGTTGTTGATGCTTGTCCTGATTGAATGTAATCATCTGAACAAACTAAATAACCAACATTACGAGAACCTTTATTTGCTGGCGCAAAGTTTTGATCATCTTTTTTATCTGATCTATAAACTTTGTATTCATACTTATCAGTTGATACAAGAGTTGCGTTAGCAACATGATTGCGTTGAACACGATCAGGATTTTTCTTATCTTGTGATGAGTAATCCCATGCTGGAATTACGCCATATTTAGTTCCTACTTTTAGTTCTGCTGATTTCATTTATTTATTCTCCTTAGTTAGAAGGGTGGAACATAGCCCCCCGACCATGTTCCACCACACTTGTTTGTTAAGCGTTAACTAATCTACGACTAATCGCATACTTCACGATTGATTTAGCCATGCTAATTAAGTTAAGGGGATTATTTACAACCGCACCAATTTCGCAATAATGCGATTTTTCTTGATCAAGTTTTACAATTTCATCTTGATCAGCAATATAAGCAAAAGCAGTTAATACACCAGCATTACCTAGTTTCTTAATTGCTTCGTTATTTTCTTTAACAGAATGGTGTTCCCACTCTCCGTCAGTAATAGCAAAGAAAATACGAACTGGTTTTTCAGTTTCAGCAAGTATTTTAGTTGCGTAAGTAATTGCTTCGGTTGGATTAGTTCCACCCTGAGAGCCAGCATTACGGATTACACCAGTTGCTTTTTCATCAGCACGATACAAAACATTTGTAGTTGTGTTGAATGTAATTACTGTGGTGTTTGCGTTAATGCGATCTAATGCTCTTTTAATCGCATACATAGCCCGATAAGCAGAAGTTTCTTTACTGCCACTCATTGAACCTGAATTGTCTAAAAGGATTACGCACTCGATCTCTGTGGCATCATCTTGACCTTCTGACCATTGATCAAAGATCGTATCTAAATCATCACCACGCATATATCTATGCGCCTGTAAGCGACCTTGTGATTGGTATTTATTCCAAGCAGGGTCAAAGGTTGCTTTTAATCTTTCTAACTCTCTACTAAAAGATAGAGATGCTTGGAAAGTTTTAGCATCAGGATTTTGATTTTGATACCGAGATTTTTGTGGCTCTTTAGAATTATTAGTAGCAAGAGAAGGTAAGCCACCAATTTGTCTAATGATGTCGTTGATCTCGTCAGCAATCTGTTGGTTATCTAATATGTTATTTAACATATCTGATAAAGCAGATTGATTATCAGGAGTTTCATTACCAGCAGTTTTACCATTACCAGTATTTTTATTTTGATTAGTTAAATCAATTTCAATTACTGGTTGTGATTTTAATTGTTCTGCCAATTTAGCATCATCTTTAATAGGTTTTGTTTTAGCCCTATCACGATCACGCTTTTGTTGAATTGGTGGAACTGGGCGAGATGTTGATGAACTCTCTATACCTTCATGCGGTCTATCACCATGACCAAATGGAGATTTAATTGAGATCATAACTTTCTTGCCACCATTACCAAGTAAATCTTTTTCCCAATCCGCTAATCCGTCTTGGGAAACTTCTTGTTTTGGCATTAACGCATCAAATCGTTTGATTAAATCTTTTGCTAATTCAGTATCATCAGGAAAAGTTAATACACGATACTGGTCAACAATTTCGCAGATTTCATCTAATTGATCTTGGAACTTATATGCGTTGCGTGATCGTGCCAACAATTCAGTTGGTAGATATTGCCGACCACGCAATAAGCCATACGAAGTTTCAAATGCTTTTGGGTCATCAACAAAGTGAATAAGAATTGTTGATGTGAACCAATCAATCGTTGACGGATAGCGAGTTGTAAATAAAGTTTCAATTCGCTGATCGTCTAACGCATTGTAAGCAAATAAATAATCATTATCTCTACACCATTCAAAGATTTCAGAACCTTCTCTTGGTGTATAAAGAATGTGGCTAACTTCGTGTAAATCAAGACCACGCAATCCAGCAATTTCTTTTGCTGTATTTAAGTTGCCAAGTAATCGAGAGTTAAAACAAACATGACTAGCACCTGACCAAGCAGGTGCGTTTATGTCGGCATGTTCAACTTTAACTTCTACCTTACGAAGTGTTAATGCGGAATTAACTCTGCCAAAGAACTGAGTAAATCGTTCAATTCTTTGGCGTTTAATTTCCGCTTCTTGCTTCTGCTTATTTTTTAGATCAGATTGGGCTAAAGCCGTATCTAAATCTAAGAATGGATAATCCATTTATTTATTCCTAACTAAGCGTTAACTGTTTCAAGTAATCCAAGATCGGATTTGATGTTGTATTCGCTACCTTCTAGCAACATACGAACTGCTGGCTTTTCATCATCAGCAAAGTTATTAACAAACACTTCGCTAGCAAACTCATAAGA